ATCTCTGTTAAATATACGTGATGAGATGCTTGCACTTGTCCAGAAAACCAGGTATCTCCTCACACTGTCGTAAGGAGACAATTATGAAAATTTCAGAGTTAGTTTACGAAATTCGTAACTTGGCTCGTAAAGAAGAAGATCCTCTAGACAAGGATCTTTTTTATCAATGCGCCAAGTCCTTAGAGATTCTTGGAAATCTTGCCAAGATTGCTGATCTTGCAGTTGCAGAACACAACGCAGCAGATGCCCCAGCAATAAATGAAGAGGACAATGTCAAATGGAATATAGACGACACAACTCTGAAAATGCTTTCAGATCATCTTGATTCTTTGGTCCATTATAAATTTATAGATGAAAACGATAGGTGGCCTTATGGCGATCAACCATTTAAAAAATTTGTAAGCGAGCATCCACCGTTAAGTGAATGATTCTAGTATTGAATATATTTTTGGTGGAATAGTTCGGTGACTTAAAGCGGCCATTGTAGATGGCATGACTTTAAGCACGATGGGACTTCGATAAGGACTCTTTTTGTATGAGTCAAATTTTCGAGTCTTCTCCATCATAAAATGACTATAGATGTAGCAATTTGCTTTCTTTGCATACATCTTACTGTCAATTTCAAGATTAAATTTTTTAATAATTTTTACTGCTCTTTTTTCGCAGTCGCGTTCCATGGCGCGAACAAGAAAGAATGCTCTTTTCAATTTTTGTTCTGAGTATTCTTTTCCATTAAACCATTCGTCTATTATAATACCAGCATTGTCGGATTTTGTAAAAATTTTACATTTTTTAATGCATTGTAGAAAATGGCAATATTCGTGGACCAGAGTGGACATAAATTCTGGTGAATTTTTTGCAATTTTTATAACTTTTTTACCTTCATCGAAGTAACCAACACAGCGGTATCCTCCGACGTTTACCCGTTTTCCACGCCCAATGACGAGGTTCATTCCGTATTCTGCCAGATGATTTTTCACATGCCTGACAAACTGACGATTCCGCTTGTTCATAGGGGAGTCTCCTCAGTCCATATTATTTAGGATAATACTTGACAGTCAAGCAATGGGTGCTATATTATGGGCACTTCTTATAAGAAAGGAAATTTATATGGAAATTACTACAGTTGATCGTCCTACTAAGATTCAGAGAGTGTTTGATTACATGCGTTCGGGTTCCACCCTTACAGCAGGAGAGGCACGGAAGCGTTTCCGTGTGAGCAACATGCGCGCAACGATGCACGACCTTCGTGAAGCGTTTGATCGGTTTGACATGAACTACGCCATCACACGCGAAACACGCAACGGTCGTTCATACTACCGTCTGGTTCGCAATCGTAGCCGCTAAAATTTAATAAGTTTTGTAGTGTAAGGACTCCCCGAAAGGGGAGTTTTTATTTTTAAAGAACACTTATATCTACTGGAATAACTACGTTTCCGTTCAATTCCATGTATATTTTTTTAGGACTTGTAGTTGATTTTGAATAAACAAAATATGATTGGTCGAATCCAGGCGTTCCTATTAAATAAAATTGATCTGCCATGGGAACCGTTCTTTGTTCATCCAAATACACATTTACAGAGAATCCTTTTAATGTTGGATGACTCAAATCTATTTTAAATCCATAATCTACATCAAATTCTAAACTAGAAATTGCAACCAAATTACTGCTTCCTTCTGGATTTCCAAGCAAAGTATAAACGTAATTTACTTCAAGATCACCAGAATCATTAAAAGAAGGTACTGGATTTTCATCTATAATAAAGAACACTGAACCATCAAATAAAACTGATTTGTCTGCGGAAGCTGCATTTGTTGCATTATCTGATAATCTCGCACAATACAAACAAGGTATCCAATATGAATTATATGTAGAAGTTTCATATTGAGATCTTAAAAATGCTTGTAATTGATTTTGATTTTCAAAACAACTTACTTGATTTCCATTAGCGTCAAGAACAACATAACAACCCAAAGCTTTTCTTGATTTTGATAAAATTTCTGGATTTGCGTTTCCTCTCAGATATTGAGTGACCGTTATATTGTTTGTAACTAAGTTTTCGTCAGTAAGAACTGCATCGGTATACAAAAGCTCTCTATTATCTTTTAATGCCAAAACAGAATTTATTTTTATTTTTCCAGTATTTAATGTAGAACCCGTTAACTCAACATATTCTTCTTTGCCAAATTCAGATCCCAAAAATCCAGCATTCAAAAAGGATTTTGATGGATTGTTTGTAATATTATTCAAAATATAATTTGCTGCTGTTAACCCACCAGTATAACCGGTTGTGTATTGTGGTGGATCTATAAAGTTATTTTGATTATAAAATTTATAGTTTGTTGTATAAGTAAACCCGGAAACTATTCCACCAATAATAAGTTTATTTGAATTTGTTAAACTTTGTAAAGAAAAAACACCAGAAACATCTACAGAATAATCTTGATCAGAATCATAATAATTTCCATCCACAAGAGCAAAGGTTGTTCCCGTTGGAGTGGATTCAAACATCTTTATAAGATAAGTCAAATCGCTAGTAGAATATGTTGATGAATAATCAATGAAACAACTCGAACCTATTATTGAAATATTTGGTTTTGAATTTATATATCCTTGGCCAAATACAGGATCATAGGTAGCTCCTTCAAGAACTAACCCATAATTCTGTAGTGTCCTAGTGGCATTAAGAACATATAAAAGTGGCATATTATGAAGCCATATATGTTATGGTTTGAGTACCTGTATTTGCTATTGCGTAAACTTTATTTGTATTTTGAATATCCAAGAACACGTTTTCACCTGGGTCTAAAGCGTATCCGAAAGATGAACCAATTAGAGCAGATGTGTTTCCAAGATAGATAAAGTCTGTGTTTGTTGAAAGTGCTCTGATGTTTATTCCAGCAAAGCAAGTATATCCCGCAGGATCCATTTGCCCAGCAGAAGCACTAGTAGCCGAGAGTTTTCCAGTCTTAAAGTTTGTTGCTCTACCAACTCCGAGAGCTGTTAAATCTGTTCTCAAACCAACAACTTGCCCATAGATGTTAGTCATACCGGACAAAATAGCAGCATCGTTAATGTTTGCTGTGTTTCCAACAGTTACGTTAATTGCTGTTGCTCCAGAAATTCCAGCAACCAGTACGGTTGAAGGAATTGTGGCCTCGAATGTTGCTCCTGTAATATTGACTTTAATAGCATCACCAACAGTTCCAATGTTCCATCCAGTAGCCCCTACAAGCTTTACAGGAAGGAATGTCGCACCACTTGGCCCATATACGGAAATTGAATCTGCTGTAGTGTATAGACGACCACCAGTAACTTCAACCTGACTTCCTGTAAAAGTTTTTACATAAACTGGAGATCCCGTTATGCCTGTAGCAATGACCGTTCCGCTTACTGGTTGTGGGAAGCCCCCTGCTGTTCCTTGAACCGTAACCAGAGTGGACACAACGGCAGTCAACCCGCTTGAAAAGCTTACTGGTAGCGGGGATGAGCTGGAAACAATGTTTGCTGTTCCACAAATTCCATATGCTAGTTTAAAAAGTTGGAAGTGGGCGGTTGTACCTGCAAATTGCACTACGTCGGTTGCAACTGCAGCTGTTAAACCGGATGTTTCAATTACAATGTTATCATCATTATCTGAGGCCATTTAGGTTTCCTATAAATAGTTCTAGAATATTTAGAACGTTTAAATATTGATTTATTTTTATAATGGAGTATAGTTATAATGTATATGGATGATACCGCTAAAGAAAAATTTTCAGGCAAAGTTCTTGAAAGAGTTAAAAAAACAAAATTATCCTTTATGGATTGCATTTTAGAATTAAGTGAAGAAATGAATATAGATGCATCCACGGCAGGTAAACTTTTAACCAAACCTTTAATTGAAAAAATTGAACAAGAAGCAGAAAAATTGCATTTCTTAAAAAAGAAAAAAAGCACAAAGCTGCCACTTGACTAATACACTAACTATACTATACTAACCAAAGAAAGGCCGAGGTAGACCCTCGGGTTCATTATTATGGCAAATTTTTCAGATTTCAAAAAGAAGAGTAAAAACTCAGTCGCATCTCTAACCGAACGCCTTGATAAAATGACCTCTAAGGAAGGTTACAAGGATGAACGTATTTGGAAGCCCGGTATCGACAAGGCTGGCAACGGATATGCTGTAATCCGTTTCCTCCCCGAGATTAGCGGTGAAGACAGCCCATTCGTAGCTGTTTATAGCCACACCTTTAAAGGCAAGGGTGGTTGGTTCTATGAAAACTGTCCAACCACCATTGGAGAAAAGTGCCCCGTTTGTGCAGCCAATACAGAACTTTGGAACAGCGGTATTGAAGACGACAAAAACATTGCTCGTCAACGTAAGCGTAAATTGACTTATATTTCAAATATTTTGGTCATAGAAGATCCCGCTAATCCGGAGAATAAGGGAAAGGTTTTCCTCTATCAGTATGGTACCAAAATTTTTCAGAAGATTCAAAGCCTCGCTCACCCAGAATTCCAAGACGAGGTTGCAGTGGATCCGTTTAACTTCTGGACTGGTGCAGATTTTAAGATCAAGATTCGGAATGTTGGTGGATATGTAAACTATGACCGAAGTGAATTTTCTTCGCCGTCACCTCTACTCGGTGGCGATGACAAGAAACTTGAAGAAATTTGGAAGAAGCAATATCCTCTTAAGCCATTTATTGATAAGAGTCAATTCAAGAGCTACGATGAGCTTCAGGCAAGATTGAAGAAGTCTGTCGGTGACGACATTCGTTCTCAATTCACAGAATCCAAGAACATCGAAGATGATGTTGAAGAAACTGTGGTTGACAATGTTGAAGAAAAAGATCCACTTCAGTATTTCTCTGAAATGGATAATGATTGAAAAGGGCCCCGAAAGGGGCTTTTTTTATTTAAACCCAGATAGGGGCGTTTGTAATTTTACTAAGCCTATCGTTAAACACTAAATTTGTTAGAGAGAATGTAGGTCTTTGTTCCGAAAGATCTTTTGAATTTGGTTGATTGTTCATCTTATTTGTCATATCTTCGGAAATTTTATTGACTGCAGGAATTAAATTTTGATCAACTAAAGTTTGTAATTTTTCTGTTCTCTGTGCCAACAGTAAATTTTTATCTCTTTCAATTATCGAAGATTTATCTTCAACATTCGGGCTTATCTTTGGCTGTGCTTCAACAGTTGGTTGATTCTGAGCAGACATCAAAATAGTTTCTGGTGCCTGTATTTCAAGAAAACTGCTTCTAACTTTTTCTGTGGATGATATAAAATTTTCACTTTCTATTAGTGGAGAAAGAATATTAGATTCAGCATCTACGTTTATTTTTAATTCATTATCTGCCATATTGTTGCTCCATCTCTCTTCGCTGTTGCATTAATTTTTCATTGTAATCTGCAACAAGTTTTACATATATTTCTCTCTCCCAAAAATACATATCATCTAAATTATTCAAATTCCATTTTCCGGAATTTATTAAATTAAAATTGGTTACATAATAATCCCTTAAATCAAAAAACTTTAGCGAAAGGTAAAAAAAGTTAGTCTACCGGACACCTCCACTTCTTTACCTTCTTCAAGTAAATTCATATAAAGTTCCGGGTGTTTAATTTTTTCTATTTCATTTAAAAATGAAAGAGGAAGATTATCCACCAATTCTTTAACTTCTTTTGAAACAAATTTTTCTAAATCGTATACTTCGTTTTTAAATGAAATGCTCTCTATTACAGATTTCATATAAGAAATGTTATCATTTACATCTACGTTTAATAATTTTTTTAAAGTAGGTGTTGTAATGTACAATTGCAATTTTCCACATTCTATGAGTTGATTTTTTATTAGTCCATTTTTAAACTTAACATCATTGATGTTGACTTTTATTGGTTTTCCACCAACAATCAAATTCAATTGTTCTTCAACACTTTTTGATCTTATTTGCAAAAACAAATATTCAGCATCAGCCAAACATAAATTTTCTATATCTTTTAAATCGGTGTTATTTTTTAAAACATCAATTAAACTCTTAATTGCCAAAGAAGAATTATTTTCTTGAAGAATTATTGATATATTTTTTGCATCCTTAACTCTAAAAGGTGTGAACAAAACTTTATTTTTAGAAAAAGGAAGTTCGCATTCATACCACGGTAAAACAGAATTTATTTTTTCTTTTAAATCGTTCATAATTGAGTATTAGTAAAATTGTGCAGATAATCACGGAAACCGAACAACACACTATATGTCATATAACTGTCATTTTTTAACATGGTCATCATTACTGGTTGTGTTTCTACTGGAAACACCTCGTAGTAAGTTATGCTGCTATTTACATTACCATTTGGATCTAATATGTTTATAACCATTCTTGTATCTTTAATAGCTTCGTCATAATAAGGCAATACGAATGGGTCTCTCCCATCACCACTATTGTTTCTTTTACTAGAAAAGAAATAATTAAACCAATCATTGAAGAAGTTTAATATGTAATTGTCATTCGTTACTGGAAAGGTTATTAGAACTCCATTTCCACCTGCCATCAATTGCTGACTTCTGGGAACAAACCTACCAAAACCAAAACCATTTAAATTATCTTGAGCAAAATTTAAAGTTCTTGGGGCCATGTCAACTTGTTGGGCTTGTATTTCTATTGTTCCGTTATAAGATGGAACGTTAAAAAATGAAACATTAAATCTATTGGTTAGTTGTAAACCACCGTGACGGTCAACATAATCCTTTATTTGTTGAATTGAATTAAAGCTGCTCATTTGCAAAAATCTCTTTTTCTGTTATTATTTTAAATTCCATTCCATGTTTATCGCAGTAAGCCTTTGCAGCTTTCCATTTTGCTTGGTTAATAACCCAAGTAATTTTTTCTTTTTTGGATGCATTTTCTTTTAAATAAGTTTGTTTTTTTGGTTTTACTTCAATCATCCAAGATTTTTCTTTTGATCCATCTGTAAATTTTATTAAAAAGTCTGGAAAATAATTGTGTACTTTTTGATCAATCGGACTCATGTATGGTATTACAACTTCTTCGAAAGACCATTTTTGAACATTATTATTTTCATCACAAAACTTACATATATTTCTTTCCCACAGTGAACGACAAGTTATTTTTGTGGCATCGCCAACATACTTTTCAACATTTTTTGGTTTAAAAGTTGTTCTGTAAGCCATATGAATATTTATCATAAATATTTAATATGGCTAGACTTTCCTACCAATATCCTAGCACTTCTCCTTATATTGAAGAACAACCGCTTTGGGTTACATTTTCTGCTTCCACATATTCTTTAGTTAATAGAGACAGAACAAGAGATGTTCTATGGAATAGAAGATTTGCAGAACTTACACTTCCGATGCCAAAAGTTCCAGGATATTCTTTAAAGCACGAATTCGGGGAAGGAACAAATCCTGTTGGGCCCGTTCTGTCCATGGGTGCTGTTGCAAATAGTGGTGGTTTTAAAAATTTTGATACTCTCTGGAATCGTATACTGGCGCCAGATGTAGCTGCTAATGAATATATGTATTCCACATCTACTTATAGAAGATTTTCAAATATAAGCGAATACACCATGGTTTCAGAAGCGAGAAGAATATACGCTTTTGATTATATATTTGCACCAAAAAACGATGCGGACAGCATTCAAGTAGAAAATATAATTGGAACTTTTAGAAAATCTTCTTATCCAAATGTGGCCAATGGTTTACCGGAAAGAACATATCCACAAAATTTGTGGACAATTGGAGTTAGTCCCGGTTTTTCCAATAATCCAAATCCAACTGGACCGCGTACAGATCTGACAGCCAACTGGTTGGGTGAACCACTTCCGTGTGTGTTGCAATCCATGGTTGTAAAGAAGAACGACGATAGTGACCCCGTTATACGCCTACTTCCTAATGGTTTGTCAAATGTAACCTTATTGGGACTAGTATTTGTAGAGTTTGAAACAGGATCTTACGACTTCGATAGAAATCAACTTTTGTCAAAATCCGAAGTTTCTTATAATAGTTTTGGAACAAGTTCAACATAAAAATGAAATATTCAACTAATTTACCAGCAAGAACATATACAACAACAATAGGAGATTTCAATATAATTGATCTCTGCAGTTATTATACTTTAGATGATACAAACTTTGAAAAAGTAAACATTCCAATTGATAAAAGTCAAACTTTAGTAGAAGCAAGTTATACAAACTTTAGAGACGTTGATGCTATTTGGTTGTTTTTATTTGCAAACAAGAAAATAAACCCCTTCACTTTAACAAAATTAGATACACCTACTGCTCTTGCGAAAGTTAAAAATTATGAAAATTTGGATATATCTGAGTATAATGTACCACCAGCAGGGGGACCAAGTGATGCTATAGGAACTATAGGTGGCATTTTATTAGAAAAAGCAAATAACAGCGGAGTTACATGGGATTACGGATCTACTGGAAATTTTAGTTTAACTGGCGGATTTGCTTTGATCGACGGAATAAATTCTTTCACCAAATCAGTATTGATAAAGGAACCTAAATCAAATTTATCAATAACAACGAGTGCCGGTTATTTTATGTTAAATCGTGGTTCAAATAATTCTTATTCAATTTATAATTCAAATAAAGATTTGTCAATTGTGAAACAAACATCGGTAAACCAATCCATAAACACAATAAAATATGAATTTGCCGAAATAGACATGAGAAGTATTACTCAGTTAACTTCTCCGCTACCATATCTAACCAAAGGAAGTGGATCTGCTTATACCCCAGAGGGAACAGGAATCACTTCGTCGTTCGAGGAAGATGTTAAAAACCGAAATATAGATATATTGGGTTATGATTTAAAGAGCGTAAATTATTCTAATTTGTTGCAAGTAAATCAAAATTACGTTGTATAAAATATGCCTACAATTGTAAATCAATTAAATCCAGCATACTCTAAAATATTAGACATTGTTCTTCAAAAAGACAATGGAGATGAAGCATTTTCAATACTAAAACCAAATACACTTTGTAGATTTGAAAAAATGGAATTTTTGGAAAGTATTTTTGAATTATTTCCAAGTGGATCTTTGGTTGTTAAAGATACATCAGACATAATAAGCCACATAAAAAAAGAAGAAATCGACACCATTGTTGCCACTTTTATAAATGGTGAAGTTAATAAATTTTCAATAACAAGTACTTCTTATATTACCAATGCTGCTTCAGAAACAGAAGAAAACTTTGTTTCTATAAATTTTAGCAATCATCTTTATAAATTATCACAAGATAATTCTTTAATAAAAATATTAAACACACCAAAACCAATAGTTAAAAAAGTAAGTTCTTTAGTATCTGATATAGTTTCAAAATCAACTTCTTTGTTTTCTGAATTTGAATCGGCAACTCCACCAAGATTGATGGTTAACGATGAAACTTCAAACTATGCTTTGTATAAGCCTTTAAATCCTCTTGAAGATAAAATTGAAGTAGCAAATGAAAATTTTATTCAGTACTTGTATTATCTTTCAAGTATGGCATGCAATAAGTTAACGTTCGAGCCAAATTATTTGTTTTGGACTGGATTTGAAAATCAATTAAATTTTAAATATTTTTATAGAAATATAGAGCAAGATACTTCAAAAATAAGTAAATTAAATTCTTATAATTTGAGATATGCTGTTTATAATTCAGATGCCACCAGTATTCAAATACCCAGAGGCGGCAAAAAACATTATAAAATTTATATATTAACAACAGAGCCCGCAGAACAGTTTGTTTCTAAAAAATATTATTATGTAAGAAAAACACCAAAAATTTTAAACAAAAGACCGCCGGGGTCTACAGAATCTACAACAGAATTGTTAACATATCAATTTCAAGACGAAGGTGAAAAATTTGATATTGAAATAATTGGATCTGATGGCGCAAGAAACAGCATAGAACCAGGCGCGGATGAATTAAAATGGCCTTATCACTGGGGTTATTATACATCTATGGTTTCTGATGATAGAATAAGTTTGCCAGCTTCTATAAATCAAAATTTAGGATTAAATAATAAATATTCATCAACAGATTTCATGGGTTTGACTGGAGCGTTTCCATATATCGATAATACAGAAATGTGGAAAAATATTTTTGATTTTACACCCATTCATCCAAATATCTCAACAAATTCGGACACAGTAAACTTAGAATTACAAAAAGTAATGGATATTCGGTACGATGTATTCAGAGCTGATAATGGAATTTCAAGTTCTTTGGAAGAAATAAGACAAATTGAAAAACAAAACTTTGTGGCGTATGTTCTTTGTTGTTTAAAAACTGAAGTACTAGAAGAAGAAACTTTTTTTGCTGCAATTTATGGATATAAACAAGATCCAGTAACTGCTAGTGATATAGGGGCAAACGAAGAACCATTAAAGTATTTGTATGCGTGGAGAAGATTAAAATACGCAAATACAACATTTAGTGGAACCCCTCCAGTTCCCCCCAACAATTCTTTGTTTAGACTTTTTGAAAATGATGGTTGGGAAGATGACAGTGAAGGTGTAGATATTAACGATAATTCTACTTGGGCGGTCAATTTAAACGAAAGAACTAATTTCTTTTCTTTCGGTTTTGGTCCTATACCATCAACCGGTTATTACGCACCAGGTTGGTATGCATTAAATCTTTTGAATGATTTTAACGATGTTTATTACAGACCCGTTGGAAATACTGTTGATCAATTAGTAACTTCTTTTACAGACTTTGGATCTAAAAGACATATAGTAAGAATGACAAAAACTCCAATAAAACTTTTATTATTGCAGGCAGGTGTTCAGGATGAAGAAGTTTTGAACTATTATGCTGGCAAATATTTGTATACATTTAATTCTGCAAATATAACAGATGGGCCATGTCCACCGACAGAAGGTGGAGGAATAATAGTTGAACAAGGACCATAAAAATGACAAATATTCCTTCCCAGATTAAAACAATCGGTGCAACAAAAACTTCTCTTGCAATAAATACGGTTTCATCAAAAGAAAGTTATGATTGTGCTAATGCCCAAATAACAAGAGGTTTGACTGGACAGCCATCTACGTTGTCTGAATGCAAAGAAACTTATCCTAATATAGCTACAATAGCAACTGCATTGGGCGTTGATATGGACAATCCTTGGAGTGGTCCACCGATACCAAGCTCTCTACCAACAATACACGATACTTTATTGGGCAACGATTCAGATTTAAAAGAATGTACGGGCATTTCAACTAAACTTGGAAGCTCTTGGTTAGGATGTCTTTGGGGCTCCCCAATGGCGGATTTCAGTTGTACATGTCCAGATGTTGGTGCAAATTTTGACAAATACTTAAAATTAAGATTAAATGTAGCCACTTTCTGGAACACTCCAATAGAAACTCCAGCAAAAAGATCGGAATTTTTAGATGCCATTAAATTTGCTCCTAAAACAACAATCGTTGTTCCTGGAACATTTCAAGTTAGACCCGGCGATGTAATTGAAATAAAAGCAGATAATACTGCATCATATCAAAAGTCTGGTTCATCAATTTTATCAAAAAAATATTACGTCATATCTGTAAAAAATATGGTTTCAAGCGGTGGTGTCCACGAAACAGCAATTGTTGCAAGTACAATTTTGCCATAAATAATATGTATGGCGACTAAAGATTTAAATATACTTGGCCAAAAAGTATCTACACCAGCAAATAAAAAAGATATTGCTGTTGTTAGTGGATTTAATTCTTATGTTCAAAAGGTAGAAAATATTTGTAAATTGCAAGAAAATGAAATACCGAGTGATATGGCAATTGGAGTGGATTACTACAATTTTATATTCAACCCAGTAGCAAACAAATATTTGACACAATCTGGTATTTCAAGAAGCATCAAGGCAGCAATTCCAGAATTTACCTCAGTCAACGCTGATATAATTTATTATAGTGATAATACTATAACCATGGATGTTGAATTTACTTTAAGCATACAATCAAAAACTCAAAATTCAAAATGCAGAATTGAGGTTCCTCTAACATGACACTAAACTTTAAAAATTTGAATGTAGCATCTTTAGATTATACTGATATCGTGAATTCTTTAAAAACGTTTCTAAAACAAGAACCCACTTTATCTGATTTGGATTTTGATAATTCGGCAAGCGCAGTAAGTCTTCTTTGTGACATTCTTGCGACTGCAACCGCATATAATGGAATTTATGCACAATTTGGTTATCATGAAAGTTTTTTAAGCACTGCAAATTTACTAGAATCTATCGTTGGAATTGCTTCAAACTCATCTGTATTACTTGAAGTAAAAAATTCAGCAAAGTGCACAAGAAACGTTTCAACTACAGTTGCCGCAGGATTTTCTGCATACCACCCTTTCACTGCGTCTGCAACAGATGGTTCGGAGGTTTTGTTTTTTAACACGATAAATTTACCAGGGAACACATCTTTGAGCGTAGATTTTTATTGTGGACAAGAAGTTGTTGAATTCACAAATTGGGATTTTAATAGCCAATCGATGACAATACCTTTGACTGTTGATCCGAAAACCATAAATCTTTATTCTGTTGATGTTGCAGGCAATCCCACAACATGGACTAGAGTTTCAAAATCGGATCAAAATGCTGGTTCAAATCAATATTTTTATTCTGTTTTGAACACTGTAAATGGTTATCTTGTAAGTGCAAATTTACCAGAATCTTTTGATATTCCAACAAATTATATAGTGTTCGTAAAAGCTGTCATATCGAACGGTTCTTTGGGCAATAATTCCACAATAAATGAACCTAGTGGATTAGTTTTCTTAACTAATAATGTACCTTCTGGTGGATATGATAGCCTTTCCGTTGAACAGGCCAGAGCAAAAGTACAATTCTCAGCTACATCACAACATAGATGCGTAACACTAAACGACTTTGTAATCGCAATATTAAATTCAGGTATTCCTGGAACAGAAAACGAAGACAAAATAACAGTGGCAAATGGAACAGATCCTTGCACAATAAATGTATATGTAACCGACATGGATTCTTCGTATGAACTAGAACTGATGAATTACCTCGGTGAAAAAGCAGTAGCCGGAGTAAACTTAATTTATACACTATGATTTTATTATTCAACCATCTTCCAGTAACTTTAAATCAAAAGATTGCAAAGTTTATTGAAACTGTAAAATCTACCTATGGTTCAGATTTTTATGATGTTGAGGGCGACCGGTGGTTTGGCGATAATATAACAGTAGAATCTTTATTTCCAAAATGGATCATAAAAGAAGCACAAGACGATCCATCAAATGTTTTAATTGTTCAAATAGTAAAAAGTTACTTAAGATGGCTGTTCAGCATTCCGTATGGTTATGGTGGTTCAGTTCCTTGGGAAAATATAAGAGATCCACAAACAATTCCAACAAAACTTTTACAAGGAATTGCTGACTTGTATTTTCCAAAGGCAGATTTTTCTTCATCAAGTGACTTAAATGATCTACTTCCAAATATTAGAACTTTTGCACTGAATGTAGATGAAAATTATTTTAATGTAAAAGGAAGCATGGCTGGAATAAAATATGTTTTGACTGCTTTAATAGGTCTCAGCCAAGATTCCTGCGATGTTTTTACCGGAAGCCCAGGTTTCATAATTGTAAGAGCAGATGTTCCAGAAAAGTATAAACCATTTTTAAATGAATATGTTTATCCAGCAGGAATGAAAATACTTTACGAGAGTCCATAAAATGTTTACAAAAATTATGTCATTTGCGATGGCTATTGCCTCGCGGGGGCTATCTGATTGCAAAGTCGATCTCCCCACAAAACAGCTTAGATACATATCTTGTTTTGGCAATTCTGATATAAGTCCGTGCACAAATTTGAAAAAAAGCGACAAATCAGAATATTATTATTGTAATGGCTGCAATTGTGGTGATCATTCTCATACATGGCTTATAAAGGCAGAAGGTGAATATTCGAAACTTGATTATCCAAAATTAAACTGCCCATTAAAAATGCCCGGATTTACCAATTATGATCCAAACAGCCCAAAACAAGATTTACAAAGAAAAAAGACAATAGAGAATATGGATCCAGAAAAATTAAATCTTGTAAAAATTACAATATCAGCGGACAAAGAAAAAGAAGAACTTTTCAATAAAATACAGAAAGTTGTTGAAAATAATAAATAACTTTATGCGATACGAACACATCTATTACAAAAATTTATGCGAGCAACTAGAAGAAAGAATTCAAATTCTTCAAAAATTTCTTTCAGAAGCTGGATTGCGCAAAGCCCTGAAAACTGGAAAAAAAGAACTTCTTGCCAAAGAAGGCATGAAACAGGGTGAAAGAAGAAAAAGAAAACTTGCTAAAGTTGGAGAAATGGGCCGAGAAATTTTTCGTTCTCCGGCCTCCAGCGGTGAAGCAGCAGTTGCATTGAGAAAACAACAAACCGCTAATATAAGCG